AGAACAACTAAAGGCACTACTTGCATCATACGGACGTTCAGTCCTTGCATCAGGCCTTGCACTATACATGGCAGGCGTAACAGATCCAAAGGATCTATGGACTGCCCTTGTTGCAGCGATTGCACCAGTTGCAATTAGAGCAATCAATCCTAACGACAAGGCTTTTGGTATCTTGCCAGATGCTAAGGCCGTAGAGATGGCTCTGAAGGCTGCTAAGGCACCTGCAAAGAAGGCTGTCAAGAAGGCTGTTGCTAAGAAGGCAGCACCAAAGAAGTAATATTTACTTACAGAATTGCCAGTCTAGAGATAGGCTGGCTTTTTTGTTTTATGAGTTAATAATGTTTATATATTTTTCTTTTAATGATTCTCTTGAAAAATGTTCAAACCCTAAATTAAATGCTTTTGTTTTCATAGCCTGCTTATCACTAACAATATAGTTATCAATAAGTTTAGCAAGCGATTTAGGATTAACTGACCAAACATCTACAATTGCTTTTGCTTTAAACCTATCAATTCTTTCAGCCTCTAGTGTCCATTCATCTGGTAATACCGTTGTGTTTGGAGAAACCCTTGGCATAAATACTGGTAGGCCACTCATCAATGCCTCATTCATAGGCAGACATAATCCAGCATATCTTCTAGGTAATACCATTGCATCGTAACCATAGTATAGATCTTGTTTATTTACAACGTTATCGGTCTCTATAATAATTCTTTCATCTGTTGTTTTAATCTCTAAAGGTGTTTGTGTTTTAATAACTAATTTATAATCTTCCTTTGAATATTCAAGCATCTTAATGACAGTTTCTGTTCCATTGCGATCTTTAACTGCTGCCTTGCCAGCAACATGTAGAATCCTTTTGTGATCTTGTGCATTTGTATTTCTTACATTTTTAAATAACTCTGCGTCAGTTGGCGGCGGTAAATGAATAACTTCACATCTATGACCATATAGATTCTTAATATCATCTATGTGCCAAGTACTTGGAGCCAATAACACATCTGGTAATGACCAGTCTTCGTGTTGTAGGTTACCTAAAAATTCGTAGTTATATTGAAGGATGGTTTTTATACCAGCCATTCTAGCCATATCAATAAACTGTGGTGAGTAGAAGGTTTCACAACTAATAACAACGTCAAGGTTTCGTAAAAATTCTTTTATCTCACCCTGTCTAGGAAACCCTCTGTCTGTTGTAATGCAGTTATAACCTGCATACCACTCTGGATGTTGTTTGTTTTGATTAAAAAAACTTGAGTTAATGAGTAGAATTTTGTCAGGTTTTAGCATATCTACTAGTTCTCTGGTTTGATTACCAAGTCCAGTGTTATCAGATCTTGCTATGATTCCTAGTCTCATTCTTTATATCCCCAGAATTTATCGTCTGTGGTAAATTTTTTATGACCATCACGGCCATCTAAATGGTAAGATCTTTTAATGTTTATATCAGGATGATAGATCCATAACTTATGAATATTCCAGCCATCTTCGCTAAAAATATCATATGGCAAAATATCATCTTGAACCTTGCCATGAAAAGTATCTTCTATAAAAAAGAATTTATCACATGATGGCAAGACAACATCTCTATAGTAAGTCTTTTTTGTTAGGTGTGGACGTTGGCTCCATTGAGCAGTCTTTAAAAACCCATCTTCTAAATCAAACATTAAGTGTTTGTGAGGTTCTGGAATAAAGGCCTCAAAGTGAAAACGAATAGTATTTGCTTTACCATATTCAAGCATGTCTAAACATTTTTCCCAATCAATAGGATCAGTTGTAAGAGGAGCATCTCCTTCAATATAAAGAAGCAATGATGTTTTTATTTCTGGCATTGTTAGTCGCATCATTCCTGTTTGGTGGATATGACTTTCAAAAACCATTGGCAGAACATTTTTATATTCATGTAAGCATTTCCATAAAATACGATTCTTATATTCATCATAGTCTGACTTGCGGTGACTTTGTTCTCTTCTTAATCCATCAATCTGCATAATTATTTCATTATCTGGAAAATGAAATCTAATAGACTTAATTGTTTCATCTATGATATCTGTATTAGGATGAGATGGCAAAACAGAAGTTACCAAAACAATAGTTATATCTCTTTTATGCATTTAGTTGCTCCATTATCTTAATACCCAGATCTCTTTTATATTTAATCCACCAACCAACAACCCTGTGCATGTTATTTGGATAGTTGTCTAGTAACTCTGGAAGAAGTTTTTCAATATTATTCCAATTATCTACAGACTGAACAGGAAATTCAGGACCAAACATTTTCATATAAAACTTTGTCTCTGTCATGCTTGGATCTAGTTTATCTGCAATCGGAAGGGTTAACAATTCTATTGATTCAAAGAATCTAAATGTATCTATTACTGCTGCTCCAGATGGACATGGAGCAATCTTTGCACTTGATAGTTTAGCGTAGTAATCTTTTGGCTTATCTCCTAAAGAAAATCCTCTTGTTGGTCCATAGAGTGAATTTTTTAGGATTGGCATAACCAATGCTAACTCTTTTCTTCTTGAGTGCGTTATCTGTCCACCAAAGTACACATCATATTCTTTTTCTTTATATTCTGGAGCGTTGTCCTTTAGGTGTTGTGGAACTCCAATTGGCATCTTGTTATATTGATCATGCTTTTCATGAGGGTATTGAATCCATATCTCAATATTATTATGTCTAATTTTACTTACATCAAACCTAGCATTCTCATCTCCATTAATAAATAAAACAACTCTAGAAAGTTTATTTAATTCATTAGACAAGAGTTCTTCATTGCCAGCAGTTTGTGGTCCAGGGATTACAACAAAGGCTTTATCTGCTTTTGGAATCTCTGTAACCCTTGTTTGATCTACTCCATGCTTATCAAATATTTCTTTTAATAATCCATAATCCCATTTGTCATTTGCATAGTCTTGTCCATCATGAGAATATAAGTATGCGTTATATTGATTCATAATATAAATGAACCTCATGCTGATAGTCTATTAGGTGTTCTGTATAGCCAATACCTTTGATAAACTGTCTTAGATCATACAGGTATTCTTTCCAATACATCATCATAAATTCTGGATGACCAGACAGCCAAATCTTTGGTTTAAATTCTCTCATAACTTTTTCTGCACCACCAAGAACACGCCATTCGCTTCCTTCAACATCAAGTGAAATTGCTGTCGGTGGCTTTAATCCTTTTTCATAAACTAATGTATCAATCTTTGTTTGTCCATATTTATTTGCTTCATATTGAAGTTCTTTAAATCCATGTGCAGCCTCAATAGGAGCATCTGCTTCTGGTGGAAACTCACTATAATATATACGTGCAAGTTTGTTGTCTTTATCAGATGCAAACCCAGGGATACATGCAAGAGGCATCTCTAAATTATTTGCATTCCAAAGAGATGGAAAGTGTGACCACACCTTTGGATTTGGCTCAAACAAAACAACTTCTGCACCCCACATTTGACACAGAGCAGGCATTTCCCCTTCTTCTGCACCAACATAATACATAACATCTCCAGAAGAAATGTTCTCTGACATATGCTTTAGTCTTGGCTTTTCCCATCCGTGTGGCTGATACCAATCAGGACGTGCAGCACGATGTTCTGGCAAAGTAATCTCAAACTCACCATTAATTATTACTTTTCTCATTTCTGTCATTTGCTTAACCATTCTATTAGTGATACCTTTGGTGTCCAACCAGTTAAACCTTTAAACTTTTCATTAGACGCAAGAGTTTCTTGCACTTCCCCAATTCTTGACGGGATAAACTTAACATCGTTTGAAATCATATTAGCAATATCAAGTATAGAGTAGTTACTTCCATACCCAATGTTATATACCTCACCAAAGCCATGACTTACTTCAGATGCAAGAATATTTGCTTCCACTACATCTGATATATGTGTAAAGTCTCTGCGTTGAGATCCATCTCCAACAACTGTCAGTGGTTTGCCTTCATGATATTGCTTTAAGAACAGTCCTATTACTGGTGCATACTGACCCTTTAGCGGTTGTCTATCTCCATAAACATTAAAGTATCTAAGTGATATAGTCTCAAGACCATAAAGATTATAATAAACTCTTGCAAGGTTTTCACCAAATACCTTTGCTGCAGAGTATGGGGTTAGTGGGTCAGATGCCTGTGTTTCTATGTTTGGAAGTATTGCTTTCTTACCATAGGCAGATGATGTACTAGAATAAACAAACTTCTTTACTTTTGCTAAGCGAGACAGTTCTAATACATTAGCAGTTCCCACTGCGTTAGACTCAATAGATTTTCTAGGGTTTAGTATTGCTGGTTGAATTCTTGCATCGGATGCAATATGAAATACATAGTCAATTCCATTAAACAAATGTTCTATCTTGTTATAGTCACATATATCATATTTATAATTATTTGCTTTTGGGTTCCAGTAAAATTGCTCATGGCACTCTGCTGACTCATTATCTATACAGATAACATTATGACCAAGGTCTATAAGTTTATCAACAAGATTAGATCCAATAAAGCCTGCTCCTCCAGTTACTAAGCAATTCATTTAATACCCAACTCTTCTAAGATTGCAGTCCATCTGTGAACATATGTATGTTCTTTCTTTGTACGGTTGTGACCGTTAACTCTGATTCTTTCTCGTACCAAAGAGTTTTCAAGATACTGATCTATCTTATCTCTTAAGTCATTAAAGTTTCCATGCTTATAAAATACAACTTCATCAGGCATAAAGTATTCATCTAGTCCCTTAATTTCTGGGTAGATGGTAAAACCACCACGACCAGTAGACTCAAACAACCTATCACTAGTGTAGTAAGGATAATCAAATCCTATGTTAAGACTATCTCCAACTGCAATCTTGCTCTTAGCATAAATGCGATTTAGTGCATCACCACGAATAGTTCCAGTGTCGCCATCTCCACCAACGTGAAGGAATCGTTTGCCGTATGTCTTTCTTAAGAAGTCAATTAGTTCTGGGCGATACTTATGTTCATGGTGATATCTTCT